ATCCTTGTCATTCAAGAAGATTGCAACCTCGGACATATCGAATGAGTGTGCGATAGTCTTAGGCTTTGCTGCAACATTTTGGAATGTAGGCTTGGTGGTGTCAGGCAGTGTGCCGTTCTCTGCGATACCGCCACCGACTGCTGTCGAAGGCTTTGCAGTTACGACTCTCCATCCACTGCGGTCCCAAGGCTTCTTAGGAAGGATAGAGAATGCGTTAAACTCTTGGTTCAACTGAGACCAAACCTTGCGTCCGTAGATCGCTTGGTAGGTACCAGCGGTTGTGCTTAGCATTGGAGCGTCTGCCTTGAGAAGTTCGCTACCTGAGTAACCGAATCCCATGTTAGTGCCTGCTCCATAGTAGTAGCGTTCCATGTCTTGTACTGTTCGTGTATAATTTCGTGCCATTATTCATTCCTCCATTTAGTTCCAAACACTCCCAGCGAGGCTGTGTACCTCGTCCCAAGACATGTTTGCTAGTTCCTCTGTAGATGGTATTTCTACTGTGGAGTGGTTTGTTGATTTGCGGATTTCCGCAGTTGTGGAAGAGCCGATGCTATCGATTCTTTCACTTAGTTGTGAAATTGCCTTCTCGATGTTTGCGAGAGGGCCACGAGCGTCAAACTCTGCTGCTGCACGAGTCTGTGCTTCTGATGTTAGTTCCTTCTGCAAGCGCTCTGAGAACACATCGTTCAAGTTGTTCTTGAACTGCTGTTCCATTGCTGCTGCCTTGAAAACTGAGTATGCTTCTTCAATTTCAGATGCGGAAACATTGTCAGGGCTTAGGTAGGACTTTGTTACGCTACCTAGACCTGCACGAGAGATTGCACTTGTTGATGGTGAACCATTTTCTGTTGCACGGCCTTTAACTTGACCTGCAAAGTAGTCTGCTCCATCTCCAATCTGCTCAGGAGTGCTACCAAGGTTAGCCTTAGCAACACCGTCAAAGTGTGCACGAGCAGCACCAGTGTCTACGCCAGCGGATTTGAGAGTATTCTCCATCCAATCTAGGTACTCACTGGTAATGACATCGCTGTACTCTGACTTTTCCATGTCGTCCTTATCTTTCTTTTCGTCTTTCTTATCTTCTTTATCTGCCATTTTGTCGTCCTCGGCTAATTTTAGTTCTTCCATAGGTTTCTCTTTTGGTCTGTCAATGTCGTCATCTTCATCTTCGTCGTCACGGTCTTCCAATGCTTCTTCCAAAGATTCCTCTTTGTCGCCATCTTTGTCCATGTCAAGGAAATCAGGTTTTTCCTTCTTTCCTCCCATGTCCATCATGCCCTTCTGTTCATCTTCTTTGTCCATGTCGTCCAACTGCTTAGATAAACGATCAATCACGGATGCCAATTCACCCAATGCGTCTACTTCGTTTGTCATAGTAGTGTCCTCCTTTAGTATTCTAAAGGATGCTTCGGGGTTAATCCCCTTCTCACAAATAGTAACTTCATGTAGTTCTAACTTGGAAATCTCAGTATAGTTTCCATGCTTTGCATCGGATTTGTTAATGCGCTTAAACGCCTGTCCTCCAATGCTGAACCCAGTTAGGTTACCCTTGCGAATCTCATTGGCTACTTCACGAGCCTTTTCGATGTCATCTCTAAGTTTGATGACAACGAACATACCAGCGTCATCAACGCCGGACTTCCATAGTCTACCATCAGAGTCAGTGTAAGCCTTGATTACTTCACCGACTTGGATGTTTGAATGTGCTAGTTGAACATTGCGGAAGCCTTCTGCTTTCATAAAGTTACCAAAGGCGTCCTTCAATGCTCCACGAGTAATCAAGTCACCCTGCTTGTCTACCATCTCTACAGATGCGTAGCCAGCAATGATTAGGTCATTGGATGACTTGACAATGGCAATGCTAGCAGGGTGCGCAGGGGTAGATGCCCTCAGTGCAGCCGCTGGTGCCATGCCAGTAATTACACCGCTCATACTATTTAATAAGGTACGAAGGCCGCTTTGTCTTTATCTATAGACAAATGACCTGCTTCTTCATCGTCAACAGGCTCTCTGTGACCTATTTTTTTATCTTCGGCCCTTTCTTTTCTGTCACGCTCTACATCTCTAGCGTCATGGTCGGGCATAGTCTTGGAACCAACAAGGCTGGTAGGGCCACTTGGTGATTCTATAGGTGTAGCATAATCTATACCAAGCCCCATAGTACCTGTACTAGAATCTCCAACAGCACCCACTCCTGACTTCAGCATAGAAGATGCTAGAGCCAAACTCTTTGCTAATAGTCGTTTGACTTTCTTTTTGTGCGCTATTGCCTCGTCTATTTCTGAATCCCAAAAACTAGTATTCTTGACTTTCTTTGGAGGTATCAGAGGCTTAGCATCATTTTTAGATTCGTGAACTTCTGCTTTAGATTCGTCATCGTACAGTGACAAATCTGCTTTCAACATAACTCCTGCGACTGGCGACCAAAACGGCCTTTGGCTCTCGGCTAATCGAATCAACCAACCATTTTCTGCCTTTGGATTGAACATATACCACTCGCCATCGATTGCCGAAGCACGATAACTTACATCTCCCGCAGCCATCTTGATAACTATTCTATCTCCATCTCTGTCGATTTCGTGCGGCCACATCATAGGTTCAGACTTAGTGAACATCGATAATGTTTCTACACTCGATACTCCCTCACCTTCTGCTTCGCCTTTGATTTCATTACTGTTCACAGTGTATATGTCGGCTCCTTCTACACTTTCAGTGACAGAGATACTGTCTACATTTACTGTGACTATATCTCCAACCTCATACTCATCCTCAGATTGGAATGATGTACCCACATCCATGTATGTGTCACCCTCATACTCAACAGCACGATCGCCTAACGAATCTTCATGTGTAATAGGGCCAGTGCCCAATCGATATGTGAAAGAAGATGTACCCTTCTTGTCAAGAACCATTAGGTTGACATCTTGACCTTCATCATACAATACCCACTTTGGATGTCTATTTTCTCCTTTCATGTAAGTGGAGTTGGCATCCCTTAGTACCAATCGCTTATGCTCTTTGAGCAAATCTTTGACTATGACCTCTAAACCGACATCATCCGTTAGCCTCAAGTTGTGAGCAGCCGGTAGTAGCACATTCTCTGTACTCTCCATAGTACCTCTTAGAATCTTTATGCGCTCTTGCAAAGGCATATCGTGAACATCGCTATCATCATACTCTACAATATCTATGACATTGTATTCTTTACCTGCAAGCACCACATCTACAACAAAGTTCTTCTTCGATATCTTCTCAAAGTTTTCCTTTGTTTCTTTATCTAAATCGAAGTCGCCTCTAACTGTAATCTTGTCGTCCTTCTTTTCCACGAATGCCCTTGGGCCTTCAGGCATAGCAGATACTATCCAGTCGCCACTAAATCCACGAAGGTGTTCCAAGTCATCTAACTTGAATATGCGGTGCATTGGTTGAAGGATTGGATATTCACCATCCTTCTTGAGCATAATGTCAGGGTTAGAGAGAGATGCAAGCAAAAGTGTCGGACTACTTTCGTCCTGTCTAAGAAACAAAGTTGAAAATGCTTTAGGTCGAGCCAACCTTGATTCATCAATTTCTCCCAATCTTCCCACTAATTCGGGCACACCCTGCTCATAAATAGACATTGGGGGAGTTCTTGAATCGTAATCGTAAGGTTCAACCCTTTCCCAACCAATGAACTTGTGGTTGTTATCTCTAATCGGTTTGATAGTTGGTTTGAAGCCCGACCACTTGAAATGGTCGTTAGGGTCTGTGAAGAAACAGTTGACACCATAACCACCTACCTTTGATATGTTTGAAATAGGCATATCTCTATTTTTGAAAGATGGGTGCTTTATGTGCCCAACTCCTTCAGTGTCAGTGGACGGATTTATAACGAGATGGCCGTCTAACATATTATGCATAGCACCTTTTCCGTGCCTTGGCGGTATGAAGTGTATACCCATTTGCTCCTGTAATCTCTCAGTCATATCGGTAGGTTGGAAATTGTCATCTAAATGTAGTAACTCTTTCATTGCAATTCCATGTTGTATAGAAGCAGGGTGCTCAAGCACATCCCCTTTCAACTCAGGGTGCATTGCTTGTAACAGTTCACGAACAGGCATTTGCCTAGTATTAAGTGCAATCTCACGACGCTTATCCATTGGAAGGTCGGAATGACTATCTTTAATACCCCTCATCAAATCGATAATTTGCTCACTAATGTGTCCTTTGTCATTATCAAATGTCTGTCTAAAGAAGTTCTCCCCTATACCACGATTTATAATTTCTTCACTATTTGCATGAGCATAGTGCTGACCGTTAGCCATTATTAAATCTCTAATCATATTGTGAGTTTTACCTTCATCAGATAACTTAGTAGCGTCATGATCGACTGATTCATTGTATGTCATGTAAGTCTTATCGCCTTCGGGAGGCTCATAACTATGTAAGTCACGCTCACCTTCATGCGCTAATACCATCAAGTTAGATAACATTTCAAACGGGTCATCACCAATAGGTATACCTTGCGAATCTAAAATCTCTCTAAGATGTTGCACCCTCTTACCAATCGCAGCCATATCCGAATCATATTTTCTCATTCTATGTTTACGATATGTGGATTGGCGTACATTAGGTTGATACCCAAGTAAACGCTCATGTTCATCTTCTAATTCTCTAATAACATCACTATTATCAGTTAAGGAAAACATAGCCTGATTAATCTTATCCATCAATTCTTTCTTAGTAAGTTTGGGTCCACTTTCATATTTATCAAATGCCCTATTAGCATGTGTAACGCCTGCCTCCAATGAGCCAGTAGATGGAACTTTGGGTACACGATGAGGGTTACCTTGTTTATACTCAGACAATTGCCCATCTAACTCACGCCATTCTCGTATCAAATTGTCTCTTTCTTCATAAGCATTAGAAGGTAAAGTATTCATTTTTTCTTCTAACTCACGCTGTTTGCTTTTAGCCTGATTTATTAATTTGTAACGCTGACTTCTTTTTTGTATAGCGTCATCTCTCAAATCTCTCAATTCTTTAGTTCTAGTAACATCATCTCTAGTAGCATGATGCGAAAGTAAATCACTTGCTATTTTGTTGAAAGGTGTTGCTTCTCCCATACCAAGAACATTCCCTATTTGGGGAGACACTGGGGAATTGCCAGCGCCCGTCATTTCGTGTTTACCATAACCAACTTTGTTTTTGTTAAAGTCAGCACGAGTTTGTTGGTCTACTCCACTCATTTCTTTTCTATGAGTACCCGGCCCTCGTGTCGCAAAGGTACCCGGTATCGCTTCATATTCACCTTCGATTGAACTTTGCCCGTCTAACCTTCTTTTACCCATACGATCTTTGTTAGGATTGGTTGACCTCATATGTAACTTGTCGTGGTCTTGATTATACTTTGAAGAATCAAAAGAATGAGTTACACCCTTGCTACCCTTTGGCAAACCGGGTGTTCCTCTTGCATATCCACGATAGCGTGATACATATTGAGATAGATGTGCAGATGGCTCAATCTGCTCTGCCATTTCTTGTAAGGCTTCTCTCCTTCTCTGCTTTCTCTGCCCTTTTTCACTTAATCTGCCCTTTTCAGTGTTAAGCAAATGAGCGTGAGGAATACTACCTAAAGAACGCATCACTGTTTTTTTAGGTAAAGGCTTAGATGGTTTGCTAACACCACTTGTTTTTCCACCCGAAGCACTCCAAAGTGCTAACTTTCCCATATAATTATCCCAATCATCCTCATCGTACACTTTGTGAAAGAACCTAGTCAACTGAGGCTGGCCCGCCCAAGACAATGCATTTGATGTAGACAAGGTTTTTTTACCATCTCTCCATTCTTCTTTGGGACCAATGTAATACAAGTCTTTGTCAGGGTCCTCATCTATGTAAGACCTGCGGCTATACATTTCAGGATGCTCTATATCAAACAACAAGTTTTCTCCGTATTCGGAGGGTTGACCTACTGAAGATTCCTTTGTCGGAAT